CAGTTCACAGAACTGACTTACGTTACTCGTCGCGCGTTCATCCCCAAGATGGTCGTGCAAATCTACAACTCGACCCCGCTCATGGCGGCGCTCATTGCCAATAGCCAGACGGCTACGGGCGGTGTGTCCTCCGTGACGGTTCCCGTTCAGGGCGCGCAGTTTGTGAATGCTCAGTGGTCTGATTACAGCGGCTCCTTCCAGCAGCCGTCTGTGCAGCAGGGCGCTTACAATGCTGAGTTCACCCTGAAGCTGATGATCGCTCCCGTTCCGTTCCTCGGCATGGAAGGCGCGGTTCAGCAGGATCACGCAATCATCCCGCTCATTGAGGCTCGCATGAACGATGCGACCAACGTGATGATGGATGGCATGGCGACGGCCCTGTACACCAACACCACGAACACTCAGGCGTTTACCGGCCTCCCGGCTGCGGTGGACGATGGCACGGGCACTGCCACCTACGGCAACATCACCCGTTCCTCGACCACGAACCCTTGGTGGCATTCGAAGGTTTACGCTGCTGGTTCGGTCAACCCGACCCGTCAGAACGTCCTTCAGTACATTTCCGGTACGGTCAAGTATGGCGCGGAAGTGCCTACCTTTGGCGTGTGCGGTTTTGGCACTTGGACCCTGCTCGCGCAGGACTACGTTGGTCAGGAACAGTACGTCATCACCCCCGGCTCTGGCTTTGATGGCGATGCAAACGGCCCTCAGGCCGCGTTCCGCGCCCTCATGGTCGCTGGCGTTCCGATCTATCCCGATCCCTACTGCCCCGAAGGTACTCTGTACCTCCTGAACACCAATTACCTGTCGCTCTATATCCACGAGCAGGGCCAGTTTGTGTTCACCGGCTTTGAGTCCACCCTGCCCAACTGGCAGATTGGCTATGTCGGCGCGGTTATCAACATCGCGGAGCTTGTCAACACGAAGCCGAAGTCCATGACTAAGGTTACGGGTTACAACTCGCTTAGCCTCTAAGGAGTAAGAACAATGGCTGGTGGTTTTTCTAAGATTGTTCTTGCAAATACGGTAGCGAACACGGTCGGCGGCGCGTTCCAGCCGGTCGTTCTCACTAACGTCGGTGCTGGCAACGCAACTGCGCTTGTCAACGCTCAGTACATCCCGGCGGGGACGTATGTGATGACGCCTCAGGCGAACGTGGTTGTTGAGTTCAATGCCTACACGGGCAGTGCTAACTCTTGGACCACTTACATCGCCAACAACACGGGCGGTACTGTGATCTCCGATGGTGTCAGCGTCCGCGCTAACGTGACAAGTTCCACGGCCAACGTGACCTTGTACACGATTAACGGTGGCAACGGCATCACGGGCACCTTTAACGCTTCGTGAGGTGACACATGGCTAACGCAAATCGCGTCGGTTCCGAAACGCAAGACGGGTTTGGCTTCAAGCGTATTGCTACGATTACGAAGCCTGTCTCTCTCGCAACAACCGGAAACGCGGTTGTGGCATTGCCTATTTTGTCTGGCGGCGGCGCTGGTACGACCGAATACATCATTCGTCGTATCACCATCGCTAACCTGACGAATAGCGCGGGAGGTGCTGCTCCCAATGCTGCTACCGCAGTTGTCACTGTTGGTCAGACAAACGATGGGGCTAACTTGGTTGCCAACTCGACAACTCTGACCAATCTGACGAGCAGTCTTAGCTTTGTTGACTTGACGCTTCATGGCGACGCGGCCAAGACTTGCTATACAGCTAATGTGCTGTTCTTGAACGTGACGACAAACGTGGCGAACGCTCAGGCGTTCATCTCCGTTTACGGTGATGTGGTGACGTTCTGATGGAAAATGTCTGGGTCGTAAACAAAACAGACCAAGAGCTTAACGCACAATGGCATGGGAAAACTTATAGCTTCCCGCCTTCGAAACCTATCGAAGTGTCTTTGGATGTAGCTCAAAATCTGTTTGGTTATGGCCTAGACGACAAGTTTGAGTTTGTCGTTCGCTTCGGCTGGACGAAAATCTCAACAGATTTGCCGCAGGCTCTCGAACGACTTTCGAAGTTTGAGATTACAGCCGAACGGCCACAGGGCTATCGCGCAACGTCCCCAGCGGTAGACCAATTCCCCGCCCCTGTTCTTGAAAAACGGGAGCGGGGAAGAGGGACGCAGGCTGCTGCATGATGTGGGTCGTAGATGACAACGCTTCAAAGCTACATCACAACAGTCCGCAGGCTGCTGCATGACGCCAATGCAAACTTTTGGACCGACCAAGAGCTGACGGACTATATCAACGACGCCCGCAACCGGCTCGTCCGTGATACCGGCGTCAACCGCCTCATTCAAAATAGCTCGCTCTATCAAGGTCAAGAAGTCTACACTTTTTCGTCCTTGCCGCAGGGCTCCCTAACCCTCGACATTATTAACTTCAATGTCTATTGGGGGAACTCGCGCGTTCCGCTTCGCTATCAGCCTTGGACGCAGTTCAACAGTCAGCTCCGTTACTGGCAGAACTACATTGGAATGCCAGTCTGCTATTCGATTTATGGCAGTCAGAGCTTCTACGTTGGTCCTGTGCCGGACCAAACATATCAAATTGAACTCGACACGGTTGTTCAACCAACCGATCTTGTCGCTCTCACTGACGTTGAGACAATCCCTCTGCCATACACTGACCCTGTTCCATATTATGCAGCCGGTACGGCCAAGTATAAGGAACAGAGCTATGGTGAGGCTGAAATCTTCAAGCAAGAGTACCTGAAGAAGGCTCAAAACGTCCTCGCGACTTCGTTCCAGCGCCGGATACCGGACGTTTACAGTCAGGTGTACTGACATGGCCGCGTCACCTGAACAGAAAAAGAACTATCAGGTCGTCAAGTCCTTCAAGGGCATGAACACAAGGCCGAATAGAACCGCCTTGAATGACGACGAGTTTTCTTGGCTTGAAAATGCTCAGCCTATTGGCTACGGCAATATCAAAACAGTTGGATCATCAACCGCAGCTTTGGTTGGCAGTTCTGCGTTGGCATGGATGGAAGAAGTCAGTTCGATATTTAGCTGCAACATCAAGAATGTTGACTATATCGTGGCTTTTGAAGACAATGGTGGAGCAGAATACTACAACTTAAGCACATCTACTAAGGGCACTCTTGCTGCTGCGGGCACGTTCAGCAGTTCTGGCGTTCGTTTGCGTCAGTGGAAGAATGAACGCGCAATTATTTCCGACCCTCAAAAAGGGTATTACACATGGGACACGGTTAATCTAATTTCTATTGGGTCGATTGGTTCTGTTGGCATCACCGCAACCGGATCAGGATATACGACACCTCCAACGGTAACTGTGAGCGCGCCTAACGAGGCTAATGGCGTTCAAGCTACCGTAGTTGCGTCTATATCCAACGCAGCAAGCACGATCACCAACATCACAATTACGGCTGGCGGCGCTGGCTACACCAGTTTTCCATCCGTGACGATTGCTGCTCCTAGCAACCCTTATGGTGTGCAGGCTGAAGCCGTTGTAACGAGCTTGACGGGCGGCGCTGTCTCTTCAATCCAGATCACCAATCCGGGTTACGGATACAACACCGCTCCAGCTATTACTTTTTCCAGCGGCGCTGCTGCTGCAACGGCGGTTGTTGGCTCGGGTCTGGTGTCGGCTCTTAGCGTGACCAATGCTGGCTCTGGCTACACAAGCGCACCTACCCTGACGTTCACAGGCGGTGGGGGGAGCGGAGCTACAGCGGTTGCCGGTCCCTTGACATTTAAAGTGGGAACAATTGGCGTCATCGTCACCGATAGTGGTACGGGATATACCTCCACTCCCAGCGTAGTTTTTACAGGCGGTAGCCCAACTGTGGCGGCTGTAGCAACTGCTATCGTTTTTGGCGGTCAGGTCACGGGCGTCATTGTCACCAATCCCGGCACTGGCTATTCGTCCGCGCCGTCTGTCAGCTTCAGCGGCGGCACCCCTACCACAGCCGCTACAGCTAAGTCTTTTTTGACGAGCGATGACCTTTCGGATGTCGCAAGCTTTCAAGGCAGAACTTGGCTGTCTCAGGGACGAACGGTCTACTACAGCGCAGCAAACACTTACAACGATTTCATCAGTGTGTCGGCTGGCAATGTTCAGATCACTGACGACACGCTGCACAGCAACATCTCTGCTTTGGTTTCAGCAAACAACTTCTTGTACATTTTTGGAGATGACAGCATCAACGTCTTCTCAGATGTAAGAGTGACAACAACTGGAACAACGCTGTTCACCAACACCAACGTGTCGGCCTCAACTGGAACGACTTACGCGGACGGCATATTTCCGTATTTTCGATCCCTGCTGTTCATCAACGACTACGGTATCTTCGCCCTTATTGGCGCAACGGTCAGTAAAATATCGGACGCTCTGGACGGAATTTTTCCGCTGATTGACTTTACCTTGCCCATTTCAGGCGGTCAGGTTTTGGTCAACAACATCCTATGCGCAGCCTTCAACGTGTACTATCAAGACCCGGACGCTGGAATTCGCACTGTTCAGCTTGTCTTTTTTGACAAGAAATGGTTTGTGACCAGCCAGACAACTTTAAAATATGTTGTTCCCGTTTCTACAGGTGCAAAGCTCTATCTGTATGGGACAAACGGCCAAAATTTGCGGTCTCTTTACACGGACAATGCGAACTCTGTTAGCTCCATGATCCAAAGCGCTTTGTGGCCGATGCAGGACACAATTCGCACAAAACAAGCTCTTAAGTTTGGAATTGAAGCCACATCTAACTTGACAGCAACGCTTAGCGTCACTGTAGACAGCGAAACCAATTCTAGCCCAATCTACACCGTAACCAATGTTGTCTACTGGACAAACAACATTGGAATTGCGGTTGGGTGGACAAATGCGACATCAGATACAGTAACGTGGTGGAATGGCTCGGCGTATCGACTTTATAAATCCGACGCGCAACAGTACGGGAAATATCTGGGTCTTACGATCACATCATCCGATCCATCGTTCACGTTGAACACGATGGAAATGGAATATGAGCAAAGAGTGAGGTTCTAATGGCGCTGCCAATCACAATCCCATACACTTTTGCTTCCGCAACAGGTTCTATTCCTCTGTCACAGCTTGACAGTGACTTCACCACGATTGTCACTAACGTCAACGGCATGGGCAACGGAACTGTCAGTTTTTCTGCCATCACCAACACCGGCAACGCGGCTATAGGAACAACCTCTGGAAGCCTTGGTGTAGGTGCCGTAGCAAATGCAAGCTACAAAGTCTATGCAGTTGGTAATGCTCTGTTCACTCAGGGAATTGCTGCGCGCTTGTACACTGCTGCTACCGACACATTTGTCGATGTTGATCCAAACACATATGATCAGTATTCGTGGACAGCGCTTGCGTCCACGTTGACGTTCAACTTGTCTCCTTTGACAAACGCGAACAATGGAAACAAGGTTATTTTCCGCATCAAGGACAATGGCGTTTCCAGAACCCTGACTTGGCCTACATCAGGCGTTGGGTCGTTCAGGGTCATTGGAACTGTTTTGCCTACAGCAACCGTGGTGTCCAAAACCCTCTACGTTGGGTGTGTTTACAATTTCGATGACTCCGTATGGGATGTTATCGCTGTTGGTCAACAGGCATAATTGGGGGAATTCAATGATCACCATTATGGACGATGGCACGATAATCGATAGTTTTGCTATGGGCGATCACCCATACTTTTTCACCGACGCCATTGTTATGCCTCAAGAGCTGTACAACAGCTTTACTGCACAGCAAATCGAAGAGATGAAAAAATCTCGCTATGACCGTTGGTATCAGGGGTTAACTAACCCCCTTCCTGCGCCTCCTGACCTTGTTGAAGAAGATTTTGTTAAGGAGGCATAATTATGGCTGATCGTTATTGGGTTGGCGGAACCGGGACTTGGGATGCAACTTCGACAGCAAATTGGGCTGCTACCTCAGGTGGAGCCAGCGGCGCATCTGTGCCTACT